CCTTTTCCTAGGTAGGTATCCTGCCACTCTTGCGACTTGCCAGAAAGGAATTGCTCGAATGTTGTTTGTGCCGGAATCTGCCCGTCTAGGCTTGCGCGTGTGCTCGGCTTGAAGTCGTCAATGTTAAGCCCTAACTCTTTGAATGACTTGATAGCGTATGACCACATACTCCGGCAATTGAAGTGCCTAGGAATTTCTAAATAAGGTCGCTTGTTGCCGTTAATCGGCTCGTTTTGCATGTTGTATTCAGCTTTGTCATAGCTGGCGCACAAAATTGAAGTATGTGAATCTAGCGTAGCCATACTGACCTTTGCTGCTATCAAATCCTCATTAGCCTTCATTGACTCGTTGCGTGCGTTGATGGCTACCGCTTGGGTCGAGGTCTTAACAAGTGCGTAGGCGTTATTTTGAGCCACACCGCTAACATCTTTGAATCGCTTGGTTATTTGCTGATTAGTCTCACCTTGAGATAACCCCAATTGAACCACGCGCTGGAATTCGTTTTGAAGTTTGGTAGATTGTTGTGACCACCACTCGCTCGCCACGTTGCCGACTATCAAAGTCTCTTTTGCCAGCTCTTCAAATACAGCAGCCGCCGGTAATACGCTTGCTATCTCTACCGCTGCGATAGCGTTAATCGTGTAAACCTGCCAGCGGCCTTCGATCTTTGCAATCTCTGCCAAATCTTCTGCGCTTGTTGTGGCTATCTCGCCATAGTAATCGGCGATAACTTTGCGAATGATCTTTAATTGCTTCAAAAGCCTAGCGCGGGTCATCTCGCCGCTGATCTCTGGAATGCGTGAAACAATATCGCGCTCCATTTCGACCATCATTTTTAGAATCTTTTTCCCGCTGCCAGCACCTGCCCTATTTACCAATAAAGCGCGCTCGACTGTTTTGTCCGCTAGCTGTTCGTTGAAAGTAGGCATTTGGCACACTCAAAAAGATGTAGAAAGGCGTCTTTGTCCATCACTCGATAGTCACCGGCCACTATATGCACATCGTAACCGTCTATGATTATGCGTGTACCGCTTGCCGCATCCTGCACCCCCACTATAGCGCCTGTATCTATGTTGAATACATGATCGACGATAGGCGGTAGGCTAGGCGGCCTATTGTGTAAGGGTGTTATCAAGTGTGATGCCTTGCGTTTCGATTCTGCCCTGCTCTTCTTCAAACGTGAGGTTAGGCTCGTACATCTCGCCGTATTTCATGTTATAGAAGAAAGTTTGCTGGCTGATAGCGCCACCTTGCAGCATTCCGAAGAGCGCAGTCATTTGCTCAGGTGTTAATGATGCCTCGCTGAAATCAGTATTTAATTCGACAGTAACATCACCTGTAATGCCCATCCAGTCGCGCATAATCTCTAATATGCGGGTAAGTGAGCGGCTTCTGCGCTGGACAATAGATGCGAGCGTGCTTGTCTCTCCACTCTTGCGAATTCTTAGTGTGTCGGTTGCTTCTGCCTGCGCCTTTTCAGCATCAAGGAATCGAGCGCCCAATACAGCCATTTGAGACTTTTTATCTTCTTTAATGTCTTTTAGTGTATCAAGGCCTTTACCCTCAAACTCTAAAAACCATGCCTTAGCGTCTGGGTTTGTTGCTGAATGCCCACCGCTTGCGCCAAGATGAAAAGCCGACCCTTCCTCAAACTCAAATCCTGCGAACATTGGAGTTGGAATGGCGGTAAAGTGTGCCCCATGCTCCAAATCTACATCCGTCCTAAAATGCGACAGGTTGACATTCACCAAATCTAGCATAGGTGGGCGGGTTATTGAAAAATCGCAAATAAACGGGATGAAATCTAACGGGCGGCCATTCATCATCGGGATTATGTCGTCACCCTCTTGGATCAATGCGCCCTTGCCGTCTTCGCGATATATTCTTTGCAGATAAGCGCCGCCAATAAGTAAAAGCCTGCGCTCTTGCTCTATCTCTTTGCGCTCTACATCAGTAGTCCACACCTCAACGCGCTCGCTTAGGCGAACCATTGTTAATTGTGCGGCATTGTTCACTCGGTCGAATCGCCAGTCGATAATAGACTCGGCTCTGTATTCGGCCACATAGGGACGAAGGTTAAGCGCTGATACTTGAGCTTGAGTCATTCCTGCAGTGTTTACCGCTGGGCGCTCGATTAAATACCCGACTCGGCCAATAACCAAGTCTTCATAAAGTGCCCGATCAGCAAAATCGTCTAGGTTAAATTTATTGTCTAGCGCAAGCGTTAAGTCATCGAGAATAGGCTTCATAAGAGCCGGCATTTTATCGGTGTCTATGCTTTTGCGCATGACCATACCCAGCATCCCGTCTACTGTTCGGCCTGATGCATTAAACAGAGTAGCGCGGCCAACCATTGCCTTATATTCTTGATCGGTCTGCCCTGAAAGCTTAGGAGCCACAGTAGCAAGTTTGCCCCATGCCTTGAGCGAATCATCACCCTCAACAGTTACGCGGCACTTTTCCCAAATTGGCAGCAGCCGCGCATATTCTTTGTGTTGGTCTATTTTCATCGCTAAGCCCTAATAGATTTTAGCTAATAATATCACATGCCCGATAGTTTGACAGCCTTGGCTATATTTGCGCCCTGCGGCCATTCAACATCGACACAATAACCAATTGCAGTAGTTATATGCTGGTATTTGTTCTTTTGATCTTCTTGGAATGTAGATCCGGCTTGAAGTTGTACGGTTGCTAAACCCTTGTGGCACCAATGCGCAGTTCTTGGGTTGACAAACAAGCTAACATCGCCGGACGCGGTTTGTATTTTAGCTCTAACAGCGTTTTGACGGTCTTTTATCGCTGGGTGCGCGTGCTTCACTTTCCGAGTGTACTTCCAGCCATTCTCCTTAAGTACGCCCTCAATGTCGGTGTAGTCGGATGCGTGCCCGTGCTTCTCGCCTGCGCGCCCCGCCGGATCGCCGTATATCAATACGTGTTTATTCTTGTGGTCTTTAAACTTCTCGACAAACTCTTGAGCCGACTGTTTACTGATTGCGCTCTCTAGCACTATTTCATCCAATAGATAAAGACTATTAGACCTTTTGACACCTATAGCGCTACTTAATGGCGTAAAGTTTTGGTCGTGCATCCACATAAGCTGTTCATGCGGCAATATTGCTTCGTCTGTCTCGTTATGCTTGCCGTAGTTTTCATAGATTCTACCGCCTGCAGTTTCAAATGCCGCTCTAAATTCCTGATTGTATTGCTTTTCGCTCATTATCTTTTTAGCGCGAGCCGCCATTTCTGGGAATATTTCCTCGGTCATCCAGTGGAACACTTCGTATTCGTCACTTATACCGGTTAGCGCTTTCTGGCACAGGTCGTAATAGTGGTTCAATCCATCAGGCACCCCAAGCAGCCAGCACCACGCTTGATAATCTGGATCAGTCGGGTTTACGGTGTTCAATGCCGGATAGATATTTGATTCCCACCCACCCTCTTTAGTGTCTGCGATCTCATCAATGCCACCACCCTTCCACGGTATACCCTCGATCCTTTGCGGCTTATCAAGCCCGAACACATGCAGCTCTGAGCCGTTATTCATGTATATGATCTGTTCGGATATGTTGGGCGCTTTCTTGTGTGTGCATGATAGAGATAGGTCTAGCAAGTCCTGCCAGAATATCTTTTTAGCTTGTGGGTTTGTGGGTGCCGCTGCGAAGTATTGACCGACTACTCTATTGGCCTGCTTAACTAAGAATCGTTTGAAGCGCTCGGTCTTCCCGCTTCTTCGTCCTGCCGGAACTAATGGGAACCTAACACCATTTCCAACCGCTTCGATTAGCCTGCATTGCACTGGGTGATCTTTTAGCGGATACCAGCGAGCGAGCTGCTTATCAAGTCGCAAGTTACCGGTTTGCATTAGTTTGGAAGCCTATCAATCAGCTTGTTAATGGCGCTGCTTAGGTCTTCTTTAGTTTCTATGACCTGCTTGTCCAGCCCGACTAATTTAGCTTTTGACATTGTTGCGCTTACTGCTGCGCTTGATTGCGGTGTTTCTGCTGTCAATGCCGCTATGCGCGCTTCTTCAAGCTCTGCGATTAGCGAATCAACGGTTATATTGTGCTTTTGTATGATTGGTGCGCGAAGCTCTTCAAGCCTTGACGTTATCTTGACGTTATCCATCATCTTTTTAGCTGTGCGGTTTACGCTATCGCCGTTCATTTTTGAACAGTCGTAGCACTTCCTATAAGCCGCGCTTGCGTTTCCTGTCTCTATGTAAGCACGACAAAACGCCTCTTGTTTCTCAGTTAGCTTTGACACTATCAGCCCTGCCAATAAAGTCTGCTCCTCAGGAGCGATAGTCCCCCACAGGGGGAGTTAGTCTTTATTATAGCATGAGACTATAAACAAAAAAGCCCCGCGTTTAGCGAGGCAACGGAGTATTGTGGTTTTAACCTGCAGTAACAGTAACAGCGCCAGCCGTTGACAGCTTGGTCACTCGGTAGATTCCTGATCCGTTGATTGTTCTGTGCGGATTAGCAACCGTTAAAGTAACTACTGCGCCACTCTCGACCAAGTCGATAAAAGTACCGTTTACCTCTACCTGAATAGTTACCACTTCGGAACCAGCAAGGCCACTAGACTTTAGACCTACCGACTGCCCAAGACTAGGAACACTAAAACCTTGACTTCCTGTTACTGCCGCTGTCTGTGCGTCAATTAATACTATGCTCATTGTGTAACCCTCTGTGTTTTGGTGATTATAACACAAAAAAAAGCCTACGCTAGGTAGGCCAAGACAGGTGCAACGTTGTGTGCTCTTTGTGCCTTACGGCGAATTCATGCCCATCAGTGTAACGCCTTTCGCGGTGAGCATCGCGGGCAGTGGCCAGATAACCTAAAAGGGTCTAGCGTACCTATTTGCGGATCGCTTTAGCCTTCGCCTAGCAATCAATGGCGCTTTTGCTTTGCCTGTGGGGCAATGTTGAGGCTATC